TTAGATTTTGACACTAATTTTTTAAGATTATATTTTAGTTATGGAAGAACTGGAAAAAATTTATATCCAGGATCTAAAGTTAGCGTTAATGTATTAAAATCATCTGGATCTTTAGGCAATGACATTACATCCATTGAAATAGAAGATGAATTGTTAAAAGAAAATCTAGTTTTAGAAACTGGTTCTGCACCTATAATGGTTTCAGTAGGTTCAGATGAAGAATCTAATGAGAGCATAAAAATAAATGCTCCAGTTTTTTACAACACTGCAAACCGAGCAGTTACTGCTAGAGATTACCAAGCTATATGTGAAAGACGAACTGAAATACAAAGATGTGCTGTTTGGGGTGGGGAACAAAAAATAGAAAAAGAAATTGGAAACGTCTATTTATCATTCTTGTCAGCTGTAACCGCACAATTTTTAGATAAATTTAATCATGATAATTATAATAATGTTTATAGATTAGAGAAAACGGATCTATATGACCAAAATGGTGTAGCTTTAGAACCAGATTCAGCTTCTTATTATGACACCAATTTTTACTTGACAGAAACTAATATTTCTGATATAATTAAGTACTTAGAACGTTATAAAATAATGACTATGAGTTTGATTCATAGAAACCCAGTCTTTATAGATGTTGATTACAAAATAAAAGTTATGAGATATTTGACTGACAGAAAAAATACTCAACAAGCTATATTTAATGTAATTAATTCTTATTTTAAATCTGATATGAATGAGTTCAATGTTGAATATTTTAATTCTAACATAATTAGAATGGTTGATAATCAATTAGGTAATATATCTGGAGTTGAAATTGATGCTGAATTTTCAATAAATTTAAGCTCAGGAAATTTCATTAAAGTTAATGACAATTACATGTTTCAATTTTATTTAGAATTTCCATTTGAAGACTTATATGATAATACCGTGCAAAAATTAGTTATTCCAGAAAACTTGCCAAATATAGACACTGTAGATTTTATTAAAAGCTCTACAAACTCTGTAGATCATTCATTAGTTGTAGACTTTACTAGAATAAAACATTCCATTGATGTTACTGTTCCATATGAAATAAATGAAATTTCTGAGTTATCAAATTTAGTAGTTTTGCCTATAGTTTTTGCAGGTAAAGATGTTGGTATGTATATCATTAGAAATTCTGATTTAGATTCTAATAATTACATTAGAGTTGACTTATGGATAAATAATGGAGAAAATGATAATAGCGTTTTTGCTAATTCTACATTATTAAAGAGCTATTTTTCACAACCACAAAAAATAAGATTAGCTAATAAAACAGACAATTTTAGATTTATGAGAAACAGTCTTCCAAGATTAAATAGCGTTGAATTTTTATAAGGGGGAATTAAATGACAAGAGAATTAGAAGTAGTCTTAAATGCATTAGTTCCAGATCATATAAAAGAAAATAATCCAGTAGTTTCTGAATTATTTAGAATATTTCTTGAATTTATTAATGAAACTTCATACGCCAAAGTTTCTAATCTATCAAATCTAGTAACTGCAATTCAAGAAGATGAAGCTGAAGATAAATCATCATTCAGTTATTATCCAGTTAACAAAAGAGAAAATATAGAATTAAAAATGGCATTCGTAAATCTTTTTACTAATAATTTAAAAGATTTTTATGAAGTCATGAAAAATGATAAAGAAATAGACTCTAAATTAGAACAATATGCAAGATTACTAGGTCTAGAAAAATCTGCATTGTATGATTTAACCAAGTTAAATGTAAACATTGATGAAGAAGTTATATCATGTTCTAAAAATTTAGCTCAAACAAAAGGTACAAATATACCATTTGATTTTTTATGTAACTTAATTGAAAATGAACAATTAGATCCTGGTATAGCGCCAATTGGAGATATAAAGGTTTTTGACCACAAAAACCCAGATACTGGAGAAGCTGAAGTATTGAAATATGAAGTAGAATCTTCTCTTCATAATGTAGTGTTCAATAAAGCTATAAAACCTTTGGTACATCCAGTTGGATTTGAAGTGATTTACACTAGAGTATTGAAATTATTAATTTCTGATTATTTCAACCTTAATGTAGAAAATTACGGATATAATGTTGTAGTAAAACAACAAAATGGAAGAACTTATAAATGGACTGATGTTTTAGATGCTTCTGGAAATGTAACTAATCAATCTATAAAAACATTCTCTTCTAATATGAATGAATATGGAATAGAAGAATTGGACATACGTTTTATGTCCGGAGAACGTTTATATAGAATAGCTAATGGAGACCTGATTTATTATGATGTAAACGGAACACCTCATAAATGGCCTAAAAAATATTATGATGTAGAGTATGCTTTCCGTAAAAGAATAACCGTTTTGACTAAAGATGTTAAAATAGATCATCATTGGAGCTATTGGACAGATGCATATGAAGTTTCTCATCGAAATGGAACTACTGTTATTGAATTTGTTAGAGATTATACCGAAAAAGTAGATCATATAGATGATACTAAATCTTTAGAAGATGTCAAAGAATATACAGAGCCAATTTTAGTTACACATAATTCTATATTCAGACCAGAAGAATTTCCAGAGCCAACCGAATCAAAAACATTAGATATGACTAAATATATTTGGATGAATAATCCTAAATACATTGGAGTAGGTCCAAATGTTGGGACATTCAAATTAGGTGATCCAGTAAAAATTAATGAAGATGAAGAGCAGTTCTGGGTAGATATGGATTATTATATCAAGTACTATCAAAAAGCTCTTGATGATGTAAAAGATGAATTATTAAAAAATAAAGATTTGTTATTCACTTATTCAACTAGAATTGGTAGACGTCGAATAGGAAGATGGTTAGGCGGTTCGGATCCAAGAAAAAAAGAAGATACCAGAGACGTCCCGAATTTGACAGGTGCTGCATTAAGAGCAAAAATAAGCTCATTGAAAAATGATATTTTTAGCAATGAAACAGATATAAAAACTATTGAAGATGCATTATCCAAAGTTTATAGCGGCAGAGAAGAGTTTTACTTCATTGTAGAAGGGGAAACGTTAAAAGATGATTATATATTAAGTGAAAACATTGAAAAAACCGATAATCATTTTTTAACAGACACTGGTCATATCACGGATGAATTGGTATCAACTACGATGTTGATTGATATGTCAAATGCAGATGGTATGACTTTAGGTTTAGATGCTTTAGGTTCTAAACCTTTAGGATATGAAGATTCATTAGACACAGAAGATGGAGCTGGGATTTTCACTTATGTTAAAAATCAAGATGGTTCATTTTCTTTAGTTGATTATTTGAGCTTCATTGGTGATGCTATTACCTTGGACTCTGAAATTATTAGCGATTATAAAAGAATGATTTCTGAAATAGATTTAGATATCACAGATATAACTATGAGAATAAATGAAATAGTTGGAATTTGGGGAGTATATGAACGAACCAAACTTCGATTGGAACGTGATGAAATGATAAAAACTAAACAAGCTATTCAAACAGAGTTAAATAATATCTTAAATAAATACAATTAATTAATTAAAAGGAAACTATAAATGTTATCAGATAAAATTCAATTTCAAGGACATTTTACAGTCCAAGCATATAATGAAAAAGATGAATTGATAGAAGAATATTCTGAAAAGAATCTAATCATGGACGCAGCTAGAAAAAATATGGCTGAATTAATTGCTGGATTAGCTGTAGGAAAAGTCATCAATCGTTTCATTTTAGGAACTAGAGGACATGTAGGAACTGATTTATTGTCTCCTAAAGTAGTTGGTGGAGCATATACTGAAGGTAGCTTCGATTCTTCTAAAACAAGATTGTATTCAGAAGAAGCTCCAGGTGGTACTCCTTACTGGTACGTAGATTTTATTCCAAATCCATTGGGTGGAAATGCTACAGTTCAAAGTGTAGTTAATACAGTAAATGGTTCAGAAACCACTTCAGATGTAGTTGTTAATATTGGCGTTTCTGGAAAAGAAACTACTTATACAATTACAGTTCCTGTAACTAGTGCAAACAATCCAGCAGGTCCAGTTGCTTACACAGAAGCAGGATTAGTATCAGTTGCTGGTGGAGATGTTGATTTGTTTTCAATGAAATGTTTCCCAGCAAGAGTTAAGGAAGATACTGTAAAATTAGTAATTGTTTGGAAAATTATATTTTAAATTAAGCATATATATGTTATAATAATAAAAAGATTATAACATATATGGATAGATTAGAATTATTAAAACAATTTTACCCAGATGGTGACATTTCTAAAAGATGTACCCAAGACACATCTAAATATACTACATTTGAGATGGAGTTAAAAAATCTAACTCCATTTCTCCCTAACAATACCCCCTCACGTACTAGATTATTTTATATAAAATTAGATTTACACGAACCACAATTTTGCAATAATCCCTCGTGCAATAATCTAGTTTCACCTGATAGAAATAACAAATTCAAAACATATTGCTCAAATGAATGTCAGCGCACTTGTACCAATAATCTATTAAAATCAAATTCAAAGAAACACGAAGAATCCATTTTAAGAAAAGAATCTAATGTATGTAGATATTGCGGAAAACAATTAGTTTATGTTAGAAAAGAAAATAAGCACAGATGTACTAATTTTTTGTGTAAGGTTATTGAAAAATATTCACTTGATAGGAGTTTTCTTGAGATTGATAAGGTTAGTTCAAAATATCTACATAATTTATTGGATTTATTGAATATACCATATAATAAATCTTTAAATATATCTGAATTAAAATATTGCCTGAAAAATAATTTAACTACCCCTCCCGAGGGTTTTACAACTGAACATTTATATATTAAACAACAAGCTTTTATAGATAGACAGAAAAATAAACTACTAGATCACAATATATTGCTATCTAATAATTTTTTTCCTTATGAACTTCATTGCCAAACTTGCAAAAATGTATTTACTCATTCATTAAAGAATGTAACCTATAATCCATGCAAGATGTGTAATCCAAAACCATACGGGACATCGTATGCTGAATTAGAAGTTAAAGAATTTATAGAATCTTTAGGTTTTAGAACTGAAGCTAAAAGATTGCCAGGTGTAAATGAAATAGATATTTTTATACCTGAGTTAAATATAGGTTTTGAATATAATGGATTATATTGGCATTCAGAATCTATGGGAAAAGACAAAAATTACCATTTAAACAAACAGAAAATAAGTGAAGAATTGGGAATAACATTATTTCATATATTTGAACATCATTGGTTGAATAAACAAGAAATAGTTAAATATAATTAAGTCTAAATTAAAAAAATTATCTACAAAATGTTATGCCCGTCAAGTCACTATAAAAGAAATACCTAATAATATCAAAAACGAATTTTTAGAAAATAATCATATCCAAGGAAAAGATATATCATCTGTAAAGTTAGGGGCTTATTTAAAAGATGAGCTGGTGTCCGTAATGACATTCAAGAAATCCTCATATAAATCCGGAGAGATTGAACTATCTAGATTTTGCACTTTATTAGATTTCCATATCCCAGGAATGTTTAGTAAATTTTTATCATATTTTAAATTAAATTATGAATCAGAAAATATAATATCTTATGCTGATATATCTAGAAATCCTGGGAAAAAAGTTTATGAGGAGTTTTCTAAGAAATCGGAAATAACTCCTCCATCTTATTGGTATTTTAAAGATGGAGAGGTTTTTCATAGATCTACATTTATGAAACATAAACTAAAAAAAATTACTTGAAGTGTTTGATTCTGAGTTAACGGAATATGAAAATATGCTAAATAATGGATATGGATAGATATTGGGATTGTGGCACTATAAAATATTTCCTATAAATATATTAATTAGATAATAGGAAAAATAATGCCGATTAACATATCTCTTTTAAAAGAAGGCGATAAACGCCCAGACAATTTCAACACTCCTCTTATTCAGCTCAATCAAGGAAAAGAAGATAGAATTCCTTTTCCGGAAAAATCCGGGCTAGTTTTAACTTCAGATATTAATGGTAATAAAACCTGGATTGAAAACATTAAATTAGGGAATACTAGCTCTACTGCTTTTAGAGGAGATTATGGTCAGATTGCATTCAATCATAGCCAATTACCTCACGATTATTATGCAAAAACTGGTGGCAAGATAACTGGTGATGTTGAAATAACCGGAACATTAACATTGAGTACCACAAATAAAATTCAAGCTGTATCTGCTGATACTGTAGTAACATCTAATGGGTTTTTGAAAGTGGTTGGATTAGGAATAAAATTAGATTCACCTACGAATGATTTTACAATTCGTCCATATAATGGCGTAAATACTAAAGGAGTAGGTTTATACATCAACTCTGATTTATTTAGTTTCGGTAAATGGCAAGAAGGTCAAGGACCTCAAGATGAAATGGTTTTATTTTCTAGTATGCCTAAAGTTTATATCGGTGACCAAGTTAGAGCTCAAAACATTTCAGCACCTATAATTACTGCAGGTACATCTCAATTGGATAGTACTGGATTATCTATAGGGGGGCATAAAGTTATTGATTCTTCAGGAACAATATCAGGGGCTAATATTGATTTAGTTGCAGATTATGAATCTCCGTGGATATATGTATCTGGTGGTAATACTTTTTCAATACCACATAATTTAGGAATTAGACCTCGTTTTTATCAAATAGTTTTTTCACATGATAATTCAAATTCAGATACTAAACAAGTGTTTACTATACCACATATTCAAACAACTGCTAATAATTATTGGTGGTATTGGTGGTACGGTTGGAATGGTTATGGCGCCAATTGTTATACATTGGTAGAGTCTTACGATAATATACATTACTGGATAAGAACGGGAGATGGTGGAGTTTATACGAACGCAAACAATCGTTATAGTTCAGGTTATGTAAAAATAATGTTTTGGAAATAAGGAGAAAATATGTACATTTATTATAAACCAAATGGTGACATAGTTTCTATGGCAGAAATTGAAATTGTAGTTGACGGAGCAAAACAATTAAAAATTGATGAGGAAATAGATCCTCGTGATTATATAGTAATTAATGATGAACTACAAAAAAGATCTATACAGTTGCAAACAGTGACCGTAAATGAAGAATTGAAACCTTTAGATGAAAATACAATTTTCTTGAATGCTACAGATTATAAAGTAATAAAATATCGAGATCAATTGGATTTGGGAATAACTCCAGATTTAACAGAATCGGAATATATTGCATTGTTACAAAAAAGACAAGATGCCAGAAATGCAATATCTGCAAGTAAGGAGATTAAATAATGACTAGATATTTAACTACAGAAGCTGAGTTCATATCACTATTGGCAAAAAATGGTGAATGGGCTTCAGAACAAAACATAAACAAATCTATCCTTGTTTTGAAAAATGAACAACTTGATATGAACCGAAGAATGAATTTAATCTTCGGGGAACGTCCAGCTGAGTGGTCGGAAACCACTGAATATTATTTAGGGGATTTAATTCAATTTTCAGGAATATATTATGTTTGTGTAAAAGATAACACAGGTAGACAACCCGATTTTAATCCAGAAGAATGGGAAATTGTGCCCATTGATATTGATGCAGACCAAATAGCATATAATAGATATATCATACAAGATAAAGATCCACAAACAGAAGATGATACTATTTGGACTTTAAAGCAATTACAAAATCAAATCCTTTATACTGAAAGACCTGCAAATGTTTTTGCTGCTATAAATGGTTTAGATAGATTAAAAGCAAATATAAATGGAAATCCACAAGAGTTATTTTTAGTTAAAGACAGTGATAATGCATTATCTGCAGTAACTCGACAGTGGGCTTTGGTTCAACTGGATACAAGAGCTGCTGTAAATGGAAGCAATCTTATAAATTTTAATGTTGCGGTTCCAACAGCAAGCACACATGCTACTCCTAAATCATATGTAGATGATTTAGGAAAAGATTTTGATAATAAATTGTTAAATTATGCAGCTATAAATGGAAACAGTTCTAAAGTATTTAATGTATCTACTCCAGTTTTAGCTACACACGCTGCAACTAAAGGATATGTAGATACAGAGCTTCAAAATGTTATAGCAAATGGAAGCAATAATATTATTAAAAAAATTGATAAAGTTATAGTGGCAGGACAAGAAGCTAGTACATCAGTTGGTGTGACTATGGAATCTGGAAAAGTTATGATTTATTCTGGATCTGTTTTGATGTATGAAGGTGTGGATTATACATTAAGCGGAAGCGTTATTATTTGGACAACTAATCGTTTCATAGGTGAGCGAATAACTATTTTGTTTTTAGAAGAGGGTGCATTAACTGCAATTTTAGATCCAATTTATGTTAAACAAACTGGCGATGAAATGTCGGGTATTTTGAAATGTTCAGTATTACCAACAACAGATTCAGATTTAACTAATAAACAATATGTAGATTCAACCCAAACAAAATCTAATACTTACACCGATAATAAAATAGCTGAAGTTAATAATTTCTTAGTTCCTCCCGGTGGTATTATATCTTTTTCAGGTACAGCTATAGAGTTAGCTAACTTGGCTCCATATTGGTATCTTTGTGATGGCTCTAATCAAACACCGGACCTTAGAGGTAGATTTATTTTAGGTGAAGGATTCATAGGTGCTGATAATTTTGTTTTTGGGCAAGCCGGTGGAAGTGTAAATAAAAACATTTCTGTAGACAATTTACCTCCCCATAATCATGAATTGTTAATGGGGCAAGAAGGACCTAGCGCGCATAATGCACCTGATGGATATGATGAATTGACACTCAAACCGGTTACTCCTGGAGTTTCTGGAAATAAGACTGTTGTAAATACAACAGGTGCAGGACAACCAATCAATATAATGCCACCATATTATGTTCTTTCATATATTATGAGATCTAAATCTTAAGGAGAAAATATGCCAACAAAAGCTAAATTAGAAAGGGTAGAGCAGCCAGATCTATCTGGATATTTAACTACTGACCATTATAATCAGCTAGTTTCTATGATAAACGGAGCAAATGCTGCGGCTGCTCAGGCAGCCCAAGAGGCATCGAGGGCAGCTAGAGCAGCCGACGTAAAATACGGAACTGTCTCATCGGTAGGTCAATTAACCCCCGGAACTTATTCACACAATTTGGCTGCAATCACTGGTACAAGCGGTCCTGATTGGGTTTACTCAATGATAGTCACTTCTACTGGATCAACCGAAGCTACTCAAGGATATTCAAATACTGTAGTTGGAAATCCATCGTTTTCTTCACAGGTTTTCGGATCTACTGGAATCGTTACAATAACAGCTACAGCCGCTACAGGTTATAGAGCAAGACAAGCCTCATTATCTTATACAATTGCAGTTACTGCAAGACACCCATAAAGGAAAATAATGTTCAGTGTTGGATATACATCAGGAATTTCAGAAATTTTTGATATAATAGGTTATGATTTAGTCAATGATGTTTATTTCTCAATAAATCATCATTTAACTAATTCTGCTAGAATTCAGGAATTCTCTCAAGAAATGCTTAATGAATTGATAAAAATTAAGTTCAATAATGTGAAGTTACATTTAGTAATGAATGGTTACACATACAATCAGCAAATTTATTTGGACGAAAATGTAGATGCTTTGATAAATATTATCGGAATGTTACCTATAGATATTTTAACAATTAATAACACCATTTTATTGAAAGAGTTAAAAAATCGAGGATTATCAGAAAATATTGAAATAAAAAATTCTGTTAATAATAAATTAAAAACCTTAGAAGATGTCATTACATATCATACATTTTTCAATATAAATTCTATTATGTTAGATAGATCTTTAAATAGAAATGAAGATGAATTATTAAAAATAATTGATTATTGTAAACTTAATAACATTAAAACTACTATTTTGTTAAATGAAGGTTGTATTCCAAATTGTCCTTATAAATCAGCATGTGATGAAAGCATTTCAAATAATCTTAATTCTGTTGTAAACAAAATTTCCAGATTGTCATGTGGAGGGGATTTTGATCTTAATCCATCTATAACATTAAAATCACCATTTGTAATTCCAGGTACTTTAAATAAATATAAAGATATGGGAGTAGATTATTTTAAAATAGCTTGTAGAGGAAAACCATTAAATGAAGTTTTTGATAGAATAAAAGCTTACTTTTTTGATAACTTAAATATAAGTATTTTTAATTTAGTAGATACTAACCCAAACGGAATTTACAAAAGAATATTCACTCATCATTTAAATGACCATAATTTCTATGAGAAAACAAGAAATTGTAAAAATAAATGTCATGAATGTAATTATTGTGATATAATATATAAAACTATAGCTAAGGAAGTTTTGAAAAATGATTAAACATTATTTAACCCAAGAAGAAAGAAATGCATATCAAAAAATATTTGATAAAAACAAAATGGAGGTTTTCTCTAAATACGATACTGAAAAATTCTTGACTTTATTGATTGATGCTAAATCTAATATAGTTAAAGGGTATCATTATTCAGATTATGCATTAGAAGATATTAATGTTCCGAATATGGTAGCAGTTCATTTGGGAAAAGTAGATTATGACACTTACAGACTAGCTGTTATGTGTATAGATGATTTTTTAGATAGTTTTCCAGTTTATGATTTTGATAAAAAAGTTTTAGGTTTGGTTAGAATAGATATATCTGGTTCTAATTGTTTTTTCAATGAACTAACTTCTAAATGGAGTTTAAATGAAGGGGAAACTGTTTATAAATTTAACTACTTTATAGACGACCCTATTGATAGTATAAAACATTATGAAAACATTTATATAAAAATGCAAGATAAAACTCCAGAAAATGCAGAGATAAACGGAAAAGTTAAATTAAAAATAAATTTATCTGAGAGAGGAAGCTTCACTATTAAGAACAATAAAGGTTCTGAACAGACTTTCAAATTAAAAGCTACATTGGCCAGTGAAGATTCTATTTGGTTAGTTAAATATATTACGGTGAATTAATATAATAAGTTAGAAAGGGTTCAACTTCCCTTTATATTCTTTTAATCTAGTTAGAGCGATTATTACATTAATGATAAAAATGCATCGGATAAAAATTATAACCGAATACATTCCTTAATATTATCTTAATCAAAATTACTATCTGTATATGAATCATTATTTTCTCTATATGAATTCCAGTCTTCAAATTCATTTTTGTAGACTGAATCATCAATATCATCAAAAGAACCAAATGCAAACATTTCTTCAAATGTAGCATCTTCCTCATCTTCTTCTGAATCAGAAAACATATTATCAATGAATTTCTTTTGGTCATCCATATTTTTAATATCCATAATAGGAGCAAATGAAATTGCTAATGCCATTATTAAATCATCATGATATCCATCATCGGCTTGATATTTTCCATTTATTTTTAGAAAATGGAAAAGTTCTTCTATAGTTTCTTTATCATTTAAAACCAACCTATCATTTTCAAGAAACGTTTTTAACATACTTAATATTACTTTTCTGGACTTTCCTGAAGTTCTGAATCCATAATATCTTTTAGCTTTTCCATCTTTACCAGGTTTGTCTTTATAAACGTTGTCATAATCATAAGTTTCTGTGACTGTGTCTACTAATGATTGTCCGGCACCTTCATTATTTTCTACAACTAAAAAGGCATTATTATATTCTCTACATAGCTCAGTTAATGGGCCAGCGAGCTTTAAATAACTTATATCTAAATTAGCCGCTGCTACTTGCACAAATGGAAATTTAGTTACGTCTATCATTTGAATTGCTATTTTGTCTATACCATCTTTAGCACTATCCACAGAACATATGTATTTGTGAGAAGGTTCGGGCTCTTTATAAACTCTTAACTCATCGACATTATTGTTTTTATATAGAACTGGTGTTGAAATTATTCTTTGAAGACATTGATGAGAAACTAATGTATCCGCAGATCCACTAAATTTACAACCATAATTTTGCTCAAAAAATGTTAGTCCTTTATCTGCTATAATATTTTTACGCCACGTTTCGTCTCTACCAGGTACTTCATTCCATTCCATTTCTGTTAATGTATATCCATTAACATTTAATCGGCTTCCTTGAACTAAGTCATAGAAGTGGTTCATACCTTTAGGTGTACTAGAAATGATTATCTGTGAGTTTTCAATAGCCTCTACAGTAGGGAATACGGAGTCTTCAAATTCTTTCCATATGGTCGGTCTAATAAACGCTGTTTCATCTATGTATAACATTCCTAATGAGAAACCACGAAATGAATCCCCATTTGTCGCACTGGTTAAAATCCTTACGCCATTTTCAAATTCAATAGTTTTCTTATTCCATGTTGTTACTCCAGCCATAAGCCAAATAGGTAAATTGATAAAAATATTTTTTATTTTATCCAAAACTTCTACAGCCATACCTTGTTTGTTTGCAGCTATTCCTATAGTCATATCTTTTGAAAATAACGCTTTCCATAGAAGGTAAGTGGCAATAGTAACTGTTTTCCCAGATTGTCTACCAAACAAGACTATATTACGCTTTGAATTTAACAAATCGACTTCTAATCTTCTTTGATATTCACGTGGCTCTGGTCTATCATAACCTTTTTTAGTTAAAATTATACAATAGTTAGCTCTAAAATATTGATAACTATTAGCACATTTTATTATTTCTTCAATATGCGGCTGAGTTAATTGTAATTGTGTAAATGATGGTTTTAATGTTCTAACGCCATTAAATGAAATTCTATTTCCAAAAGCATCTAAATAATAACCTTCATGATCTTTGGGTAATTCTAATGATGTTATCAGTTTATCAATGTCTTTTAATCTCATAAAACTCCTTTATAAATAAATGAAACATTATATTTATAAAAAGGATAAAAGATGGGAACTCTCTACGAATCGTTGAAGAAAACCTTTATACCTAAACCTGAAGATCAAAAGAGTTTAACTGATTATGATACGGACCCATTAGTAATATCACAAACATTTAGCAAAAATTTTACAGCCGAAATATCTCCAACTATAGGATTTTTTGATGGAGATGATAAAAATTATGATAGATCTAATCAAGATTTAATGATGTCTGCTTTGGCAGAACAACGCAGATATATTGAAACGTTTAGAGATATTGTTACACATCCAGACGTTTCCGCAGCTGTTTCTGAAATAATGAATGAAATTGTATTTACTACAGGAAATGAATCATTAGTTAAAATTAATTTTTCTGACGCTAAAATGACAGAAGGTACTAAAAAAATGATTACTGATGCATTTGAAGAAATGTCCAGATTGTTACGTTTCGATTCTAATGCTTATAATTTAATATCTCAATGGTTTATAGATGGACAATTAAATATTCAAACAATCTATGATAATTCGGATTTATCTAAAGGAATAGTAAAATTAAATATTTTGTCTCCTTTAGATTTATATTTCGACAAAGCAAATAATGAATGGCTTTATATGATAGAAGAAACAGATCAATTCACTGGATTTGTTTCTCAATCAAAGTCTAAAATAAGATTTAAAATAGATGAAGTATTTAAAATAGATAGTGGGATTTACATAGAACCTAGCTTTAAGAAAAACCGTATGGGATCTGAAAAGTTGATTTTGAGTGAGTTATATACAGCAATAAAACCAGCAAATCAACTTAAAACTGTAGAAGACATGCTTATTCCTATGAGATTCAGCCGTTCAATTTCAAGACGAGTTTTTAATGTAGACGTAGGTGATTTAAATCCTCAACGTGCAGAACAAGCGTTAGAGAAAATAAAACAAAACTTCAAGTATAAAAAGTTTTATGATATTGAAAAAGGTACAATTAGTAACCAAAATCATGTAACTACATTGGTTGAAGATTATTGGTTCCCTAATAGATCTGGAGGAAGGGGCACGACCGTAGAAACATTGGATGAGACTGGAAACCTTGGTGAATTGGGTGATGTAATGTATTTTAAGAAAAAATTATACACAGCGTTAAAAATTCCTATGTCTCGAATTAACAATGAAATAGAAGGAAATTCAGCTGAATTTGATTTTAGCTCTACTAGCGTTCAAAGAGATGAAGTTAAATTCTTTGCATATACACAAAGACTAAGACGTAAATTTTTATCTTTATTTGAAGAGCTTATGTATAGACATTTATTGTCTCAAGGTAAAGTTACTAACCAAGAGTGGAATGAAATTTATGATAGTTTTACTTTATATTTTAGTAAAGAAAATACATTTATTCAAAATCTAGAAAGTGAAATGTTTAATAAAAAAATCGAAGCGTATAATAATGTTTCTGATTTAATAGGAAAAGTATTCCCAGTAGAATTTACATTCAAAAATATTTTGAAATTATCTGACGAAGATATAAAAGCTATGGGTGAACAAATAGAGAAAGAGAAAAAAGACCCACGTTATGCAGCTTTTTATAAAACTGATGAAGGCAATTTTTAAAGATTTCTAAAAAACATAAATAAATATGAATAAAAACAGAAAGGTTTAAAAATGGCGGAATTGTCAACAGACATTTTAGATCAAGCACATGATGGTAAATTTACCGATTTTGCTCAGACAGTAAAAGCAGTGTTAGATCAAAAAGTAAAAACACACCCTTATATTAAGGACAAAAAAGAAGAGCTCGATAACTTTTCAAGAATTAAAGATATCTTCGCACAGATAGACAAACGAACTTATCTTGACAAGGAACCGGAGCCAAAATCTTCTGAGGAATAAAGAATGAAACTTATTTTAGAGCAAGCTGTCCCGTTAGACGGGTATTGCGTAGAAGAACTTAATGAGTCTTCTAATGTAAGAAAGAAGTCATATTTTGTAGAAGGTGTTTTTTCGACAGCTAACGTGCAAAACGCTAACAAACGAATTTACCCTTCCAATATATGGAGACGTGAAGTTCAAAGATATCAATCAGTTATTAAAAATAATGGTTTAGAAACGCTTGGTGAATGGCAACATCCACCAAGAACTACAATTGATCCAATGAAGGCAGTCATCAAAATTGTTGAACTGCGTATGGAAGGTGATTTTGTTTACGGAAAAGCTAAATTATTAGATAATCCAGAATCAAATAGATTAAAAAATCTTATAGATGAAGGAATTAAAATTGGTATTAGTTCACGTGGAGTTGGATCTGTAGGGAGTGGTGGTATAGTTGAAGATTTCAAATTAATCACATATGACCTAGTAGATAACCCAAGTAACCCTGGTAGTTACTTAAATGGTTTAGCAGAGTCTCTTATTGTAGAGAATGGTATAGTACAAGATTTTGATTATTCAATATCAGAATCCGGAGATATTGAAAAAGTGACAATATGTAGCGAAAGCGGTTGTACTTTAGAAAATAAATCACTTGTACAAGAGTGTGCTAAAAATAAATTTGAAGAATTGTTTAAATCATTTTAATAAATAAAATTGTAATTATTAACAAAGGGATTAGATATGGAAAAAATTCTAAGTAAACTTGACGAAGCTGTTTTTACAGACGAGTTGAAAGCCGAAATTTCTGAATCTTTTAACGCTGCTGTTGATGCGAAAGTTGAGACATTAGTTGCTGAAAAAGTAGCTGCAATCGTTGAAGAAAAAGAAACTGAAATCACAGAAAAATTCATGACAGAAGCAAAAGAATATAAAGAAAAATTGCTTGAAAACCTAGATGAATTTTTGAGTCTTATCGCTGAAGAATACATCAGTGAAAATAAAATCACTATCGAAGAAAGTGTACAAGGTGAAAAACTTGAATCATTGTTAGAAGGCTTTAACGCATTGTTAATAGCTGGTGGCGTTGAAATCAAACAAATCGCTGAGAATCTTGATGATACTGAAATGAAAGCTCAAATTGCTGAAAGCACTGCAAAAATTGATGCACTAGTTGTTGAAAATTTGGATTTGAAAAAACAAAAAGCAGAACTTTTGAAAATGGGTCTTATCGCTGAAGTTAAAGAAGGATTAAGTGTTATTCAAAAAGAAAAATTTGACAAATTGGCTGCAATCGTAGAATTCAATTCTTCTGATGCTAGTGGATATTTGAAAAAATTAGAAACTTTGAGAGAGAGTGTAACTGCAGCAAAAGTTGAAGAAACACATACACATACACCAATTGTTGAAAACAAAGAACCAGAAGGTTCTGTATTACCTGCTTCAGTTGCAGATAGTTCACGTTTTTTCTAAAATATAAATAAATCAAATCAATTAACAAAGGAATTTAAGTTATGGATTTCAATCTTACTGAAAAATTTGAAAAGCAATTGTTGAGTGAAAACTACTCATCAATCAGCAAAAAAGATATGTCTACTATGGCAGTTATTCTTGAACAACAAGAAAAAGCTATTAGCGATATGTTGAAAGAAGGTACACAAGCTGCTGACGTAGCAGGATTTACAAAAATCCTTATGCCTTTAGTTCGTCGTGTTTACCCTAATTTGATCGCTAACGAAATCGCTGGTGTTCAACCGTTGAATGGACCAACTGGTTTCATTTATTCAATGACAAGTCGTTATACTGGTAATAGTATCAACAAAATCGCTCCAAGTAATAAAAAACAAATTCTTGTAGTTGCAGTTGCAGATGATGCAAAAGTTATTGTTGGCGGAGACGTTCTTTACAAAGAAACTGATGGTAATGTTGTAAAAGTTCTTTGGGCTGGCACAACTAAAGCTCAAGGTGATGTAATTTTTACAGACGTTCATGTTTTAGATACTTATACGAATGAAGCTACTTTTAACAAAGTACTTAAAGGTTATACTGGATCATATTCAACAGCGGATGGTGAGATTCTTGGCGACGACATGAACGAAATCGGATTTGAACTTTCTCGTAAAACTGTTGAAGCTCGTACACGTAAATTGAAAGGTAAATATACCCTTGAAATGTACCAAGATTTGAAATCTCAACATGGTATGAATGCAGATGAAGAACTTATGGGAATCATGAGTTATGAAATGCAAGCAGAGATTGACCGTGAGATCATTTCTAAAGTTAACAATACAGCACGTGTAGTAGCAGATGCTGCAATTGGTGGTTATGACGGTCGTTGGGAAATTGAACGTTACAGAATGTTGGCAATTAAACTTGCTGATGAAAGTTCAAAAATCAATCGTTTGACTCGTCGTGGTGCAGGTAACACATTGTTAGTGTCTCCTAAAGTATCAGTTGCTCTTGAAGCACTTGGTGGATTCAGTGCAGCTGCAATTCAATCAACTGTAGATGGTATGTCAACTGCAGTAGCAGGAACATTTGATGGACGTTATAAAGTTGTTGTTGATACATTCGCAGCAAGCGATTATGCAACTATCCTTTACAAAGGTCAAGATCGTCGTGATTCAGCTGTATTCTTCAGCCCATATGTACCAGCGTCATTCCAACGTGTTACATTGCAAGAATCAGGTCAACCAGCAATCATCTTGTCACAACGTTACGCTTTGGATACAACTCCATTGAACCCAGAAAATTACATCGCAACATTCGGTGTTAATTTTGCAACCGTAGCAGCAGGTAAAACATCTCCTTTAGCGTAAGCTAAAGGTTTTACCTTTTATTTAGGTCCTTGATGATTTTTTCATCGGGACCTTTTTCCATCTAAGATAGAACTTTAGATTTATGAATATTGTGTTATAATAACATAATTTTGATTAATTTAAATTGAAGATAAAAGAACTAAAATAGTTCTTTATTTTTTGATAAGGTAATGATGAGTTGGGGAACATATATTTTAATGAGGAAAGATTAAAGCATTTTATTATGTTCATAAATAAACCTTTCATTTCTTTTATAATAGGGTTTTCATTTATAATATTGTTGATAATAAATGTACTTACTTATGATTTTACAGAAAATTATTTGAATTATCTTTTATATTACTTTCTTTAAAAAATAATATATTATCTTAAATTTTATCTAACCCTAAGGCAGATGTATCATTAAATGTTACTAATGATTGTTTTATATAACTCATAATGATGCTCCTGCTAGGTAATATCTAGCTGTACCTACATTAGTTTCTGCTTGAACTAAAGTAGCTGTTGAAGATAATAGAGTAGCTGTTTTCACAGCTACGTGAGAGCTAGTTCCCGTATCTCCACCATAGAATAATGCATTAGTTCCTACATTAGCTCCTGCTAATTCATATCTAGCTGAACCTATATTGGTTTCTGCTTGAACTAAAGTAGCTGTTGGTGATAATAGAGTCGTGGTAGATATTATGTTATTGCCATATCCACCGTAGAATAAAGCATTAGTTCCCACGTTAGATCCTGATAATCCATATCTAGCTGTACCTATATTGGTTTCTGCTTGAACTAAAGTAGCTGTTGAAGATAATAGAGTAGCTGTTGGTATAGCTCCTGAAAGGGCAAATCCACCGTAGAATAAAGCATTAGTTCCTACATTAGCTCCTGATAATCCATATCTAGCTACACCTACATTTGTTTCGGCTTGCACTAATGTAGCTGTTGAAGATAATAGAGTAGCTGTGGAAACAGCTGTTGTTGAACCCCATCCAGCATAAAATAAAGCATTTGTACCTACTTTTGCTCCTGCTACTTCACGTCTAGCTGTACCTACATTTGTTTCTGCCTGAACCAAAGTAGCGGTTGGTGATAATAAAGTAGCTGTGGAAACAGCTGTTGTTGATATCCACCCACCGTAGAATAAAGCATTAGTTCCCACGTTAGATCCTGATAATCCATATCTAGCTGTACCTATATTGGTTTCTGCTTGAACTAAAGTAGCTGTTGAAGATAATAGAGTCGTGGTAGCCACAACGGTTGATATCCACCCCCCATAGAACAAAGCTTTGGTAAAAGAGGTTGTTACCTTAAATGTATAAGGTAATAATCCAGTAGCTGAACCAACTTGTGTGCTACTAGTGACTCCAACTTTACTAACACATTGATATAGTAATTTGTTGGATTTAATAGCGACAATCTCTCCTACTGGAATCTTATCTAACCCAGTTGAAGTTTCATCCTTAAACACCCATATAGGGTTTCTGGTAAATCCAGAAATTTGAGACTGAGACTGTGATGCCCCCATATTATATCCTTGTTAATTAAGTGTGTATTTAGCCCATAGAGCTGTTTGAGCCTTTCCAGCGAGTGTCAAAGCTTGTTTAATCTCTCCACCTGAAACATTAAATACTTTATTATCTGCTAATTTCCAATCAATGGTTCCTGTATCACCAATAATCATATAGGCTCTTGCCATACGATCTTGAGATACTTCATCAGCATCATAAACATGATCTTCAACTTTTACTGTTAAGTTATCTAGTTCTTTTTGACGCAAATCTTTCAATATTGATTCAACCCAAGCATCCGTTAAAAAATATCCATTAATAGGGCTATATATGTTATAAAATGTATTTTCGGGAACATTCAAAATTTCAGCACATTCTTTTGGGGTAACATCTTCATTAGATAGACCAATGTATTGACTTGCGTCTGGTTCAAATTGCCCAATTGCTATAATTTGAACATTAGTTCTTGTATCCGTATTAGACATTGGGTCAAATTTCCCAAATAGAGTTTCTGAATCTTTCGCTAGCCATGTTACGAGTTTCATTTTTAGTTTCCTTGTGTTAGTAATTTGGTTATACTTAGAGTCTCTTGAACACTTAGTGGTATGTTATTAAGGTTAATACCATTTGCTATTAAATTAGCTTTGTTCTCATCAGTATCAGGTAGCATCATTGCTGTGGCTGTATTTAACAACTGTACACGCATTTGAGGTATTCTCATAGCTTCTTCAGCGGTTGCTTGAGAAATACCTAAGGTTCTTGCCACTTGTTCTGTTTCAATTTTTTTAAGGTTTCTTAAATAAACCTCTGTTTCCATATTTATTTGGTACATTTCATCATCTGATTTACCTTCTATACGAGACTGTTCAGCAATTGATGCTAATTCCGCTTCATACTTTAACAAGAAAGCAAGTTCATCATCAAGCTTTTTATAACCATCTGTTTGCTGTTCTTGATGAGCTTCAAATTCTTCTAACTCTGCTTGAGCAAATAATCTTTCTGATTCTTTAGTAGCTTCTTGAACTTTAGCAATGTATGCTTGATGTTTTAGTTCTTGTGTAGTTTGTAATTTTTTTGCAATTTTTCTATCCTCAATAAAATTACGAACTATTCTTAATCTCTCCCAAATTGTCTCTCCATTAATAAGGTTAAGATATGCATATTGTGAATTTACTTGTGATGCCATTTTTACTCTTCTTTCATATTATATTTTAATATTTATAAACTAGATCCTGCGAGTCCATGTCTAGGTGTACTACCTATATTAGTTTCTGCTTGAACTAAAGTAGCTGTTGGCGATAATAATGTAGCAGTATTTAATTTAACACTATTAGCCCCAGCATAATATAAAGCATTTGTACCTACGTTAGCTCCTGCTGGTCCAAGTCTAGTAGAACCAACATTTGATTCAGCTTGTACCAAAGTAGCTGTTGATGATAACAGTGTTGCTGTATTTAAGTATGAACCATTATACCCACCGTAGAATAAAGCATTCGTACCAACATTAGCTCCAGCAGTATATGACCGTGCTGTGCCAACATTTGATTCCGCTTGTACCAAAGTAGCTGTTGATGATAACAGTGTTGCTGTATTAAAATATGAACCATTTGTTCCACCATAAAATAATACATTTGTACCAACATTGGCTCCACCCGTTCCAGTTCTCACTGTTCCTACAGTTGACTCAGCTTGAACCAATGAACCAGTAGGTGTCAATATTGTTGCCGTATTCTTATATCCAGAATTGTACCCAGCATAGAATAGTGCATTTGTACCAACATTTGCTCCAGATATATAACTTCTTCCTGACCCAACAGTAGACTCAGCTTGAACCAATGTCGCAGTTGGTGATAATAATGTAACTGTGTTGTAATAATAAGAATTATCTGTTCCGCCATAAAATAATGCATTTGTACCAACATTGGCTCCTGCTACGCCAAATTTTGCTGTACCTACTGAAGTTTCTGCTTGAACTAAAGTAGCCGTTGAAGATAACAATGTGGTTGTTGATACACTTGTTGGTGAACTATCTATCCCATTATGAAATAAAGCTTTGGTAAAACTAGTTGACGTTGTTGTAGTAGTTGTTGTCGTTGTTGTCGTTGTTGTCGTTGTTGTCGTTGTTGGTGGAGCAGGAATAACTCCAGTTATTAAAATTAAATTTGCACCTGAAATTGCTTGTGCTATGGTGGTATTGGTAGTGATATTAGTTGAATTAACTTTAATATACATATATCCAGTTGAGTTCACAAATACAAATCTATTATTTGCAACAAAGTTTATTCCAGTTGATGACTCATCTTTAAAAACAACAAGAGACTGTCTTTCAAAACTCATATTAATGCTCCTCCTAAGTAATGACGGCCTGATGTTCCAACATTAGTCTCTGGCTGTACTAATGTTGCGGTAGGTGATAGTAGTGTAGTAGTATTGATAAATGTTGTTGATGCATCATTACACCCAGCATAAAATAGGGCATTTGTACCAACATTAACTCCAGAATTTGACCATTTTACTGATCCAACACTTGTTTCAGCTTGTAATAAAACAGCCGTCGGTGATAACAAAGTAGTTGTATTGAGAACAGTGGGCCAGATTTGTATTCCACCATAAAATAAAGCATTCGTACCAACATTTGCTCCTGCTAGGCCAAATCTAGCTGTACCTATATTAGTAGACTGAGATACTAAGACGCCCAATGGAGATACTACAGAAGCTGTATTATAGCTTCCATAATTAGCTCCACCATAAAATAAAGCATTTGTACCTACGTTAGCTCCAGCTAATGAGTACATAGATGTTCCAAGATTTGTTTCAGCTTGAACTAATGTAGCTGTTGGTGATAGTAATGTTACGGTATCTACCCCATAATAGCTTGAATCAACGGCACCACCGTAAAATAAAGCATTTGTACCAACCTTAGCCCCAGCTGGGGTAGCCCTAGCTGTACCTACATTAGTCTCTGATTGTACTAAATTAATTGTTGGTGATAATAAAGTAGTGGTAGATACATATGTTGTAGTATATCCACCATAAAATAAAGCATTTGTACCTACGTTAGCTCCAGCTAATCCATATCTAGCTGTACCTACACTCTTTTCAGCTTGAACTAATGTAGCCGTTGCTGATAGCATGGTAGCTAAATTTAGATTTATATTATTACTACCGCCATAAAACAATGCTCCACTTATAACAAGACTAGCGATTAATACTTTACCTACTACATCACAAAATTGTGTAGTAGATGATACGTTTGTTTTATTTGTTAATAAAAAAATATCACCAGTATCTTTATTTAATATTAATGAATTAATAGGAATTACATCTATGCCGGTTGATGTACAATTTTTTACTACTACTATTGAATTTTCATACATTAATAATCCTTATGCAATTACTACAGTTTCGTTAAGAACCCTAGCATCTAAAAAGGTTATTGATGTTGCACCAGGTGTGAATGTATAACTCAAATCTTTTGTTTGAAGAACACCGTTTAGATAAACCATTGGGTCAACTAAAACTGCACCAGCATTAAATACAGTTTGTCCGTCTGTTGCTACGAATTTGTATTTAGTTGTACTTACGCCTGATAAAGCATTCATAACGAATTCTGTAGTAGCTAATTTAAGTGAACTATCCCCTTTAGTAGCTGTAGGTGCTGTTGGAATAGATGTAAAATTAGTTACACCCATTGTAGAATTTAAAACTGTAGTCATTATTTATCTCCTTATCCTAAATCTCCAAATACAGAATCTCTAGGAGCTGTATATGTTGTAGTTTCTACTTCTTGTTCTTCTTTCTGACCGTTAAAGACGGAATCTAAATTTGAAAAATCATACTCACTAGGATCTACAATTTCTGGAACCTTGTCTGATGGTTTATAATTGTATATGTTACATTTTAACATTAATACATTTTTTCCGTTATTTGATGTGAATATATTGCTCAACCCGGGAACTTCATCTTCAACACCTGTTACTTCAAATAATTTTCCTCTAGGAGTTTTTATAATATCTCCCACTGATTGAAATGCATTTTTAAAATCGGTTAAGTCATATATGTCTTTAAATGTTTCTGTGCTTACAATCAAATTAATCGTATCCGTAATCTGCATACCAAACTTGCTAAATAAATCACCAGCGTTGTCAAATGCTTCTACATTCTCTGGATACATCATAATTGAAAAAACATTATTGGGATTAGATTCTTTGTATGTATATTCTTGAAAAACAGTATTTTTGCCTTTATTGGTTATCTTGAAATAACTCAATTGGACGCCATATATATCAATTAATTCTTTAGATTGGTTTCGATGTAATATATATTCATTGGTTTTATTATTCAAGTTCCAAGCCATACTCCCTCCTTTTTGTTTTATTTATAAGATTTTAAGGTAAGTGCTGATATAATAACATAATTTAAAATAAGAAGGAAACAAAATGTTAACAGCGACATTGGATAATACAAGATTTAAACACTTTCAATTTGAAGGTAATAAAGGCGGTGTCACCTTGGGATGGATGTACAATGATGATTCATTGTTTCTGGCATGTTCAGTCTGCTCAAGCAAAGATATGTTTTCAAAAAAAGTAGGACGTGAACTTGTATTAGAACGTTTAAATGAAGAAGTAAATGAAAACACAAGCAAGTTCAGCGCTACAATTTCTTTAGAAGAAATAAAAGAATATTTGGCAAACAATATTGATTTGTCGTTTCCAACACTTACTAAGAATAAAGCCTTAGACGTTATTGAACAATTGGAATTGAAAGATCTTAACTATAATTTGTATGCTAAAATTGCAACGGACGTATTTTTCAAACAATAAATAAAAGAAAAAGATTTGTATCATTTAATGTTATTTTAAGGTAACATATGATATAATAACAACATATAAAAAGAAACATAGGAGAAACAAAATGATTTACACAATGTACTCAACAGTAAATGTAATATCATATACATCAGTAAACACATCTGATTATACCTATGCCTACTCTATTTCTGAAACGGATGCGATTGCATCGGAGACAGATATTATCTAATCTGAAAGTCATTTATGTCTTTCAGAAATGAAAGACATTGAATGAATCCTCAGTCCATTCGGACAAATTCAATCAATTATTTCATTTTAAGTACAATATAACGCGAGTTTATTGTGTTCTGAATTAGCAGTCTTTTACGAGAGTTTACTTAAAACTTCTCAAAGAATGGTCAGTTAATCAACACTAACTGGATAGGTGCACCGGCTGTAACCCGGTTTCGTAAGGACTCTTGGTTCGACTCCAAGACTGACCACCAATTGTTAAATGACACTATGGAGAAATAGGTTATCTTATATCCCTTTCAAGGATATGTTACGGGTTCGAGCCCCGTTAGTGTTACCAAAAATTTAAAATGGTCTCATCGTATAGTGGTTATTATATGTGGTTGTCAGCCATGAGATCGGGGTTCAATTCCCCGTGGGACCGGACGTTCAAGAATTAGCTTTCACGTAGCGAACGTTGTAAGTACCTTAAATGGGAAACTAATAATTCAATGTTGAAATAAGAAAATAAAGAAAAAGAATCTTTTCCTGAATATGAAAAAATTTAGGTTGTCTTAAGGGTCGTAAAAATGAAATTTAAAAATGGGGAATTAGTATATTAGGTTGATTACTCTACGCTTGCAACGTAGGAAGACGGGAGCGTAACCCGTATTCTCCACCAATAATTTAAATGATCTTGTAGCTCAGAGGCAGAGTGCTCCGTTGTCAGCGGAAGGGTCGGGATTTCAAAATTCCTCAAGATCGCCAAAACAAATAGTTCTATAGCTCAATGGCAGAGTAATCCCTTGATAAGGGATAGACGAAGGGTCAGTACCTTCTAGAACTACCAAACATGGGCAATTGGCAGAAATGGAATAATTGCACTA